GGGTGGATTTAACAAGAATGGAATGGGATTTAACGCGCAGAATTTTGGAAAGAACTATAAACAAGCCGCCGCCGTTATATCTTCAAGATCTGGAATGAGAGCCTCTATAAATAAGGTACCTATCGTAGGATCTACTATACCTTATACTGATGCCAAAGTTATACGGAGAGGAATATCTGGGACAGGTCTCTCTACCCTAGGGGTGCTTCTTGTAGCTGGAATGGTATCTCAACTTAATAAGAAGAAGAAAAAGAATCGAAGATTATAGGAGAAATTATGATATCCAAACAAAGAAGATCTATAAAGGAAGCTGCATCTGAAAAAGCTAAGCGCGACTTCATGGCTATGGCTGGATTATTACCTGAAGATACTGCTGACTGTGTATGTGCAACTATTCCTGAAAGTATGACGACAGTTGTTGCTTCAGTGTCGTTACCTAAGAAACCTAAGAAGCCAAAGTCTTCTCGTAAAGTTCCTCAATCTAAGATAGATAATACCGTAAATGTTGCTGAAGAATTGGGGAATGTCCTTGAGAATTCCGAAGAGAATAACGGACACTTAAATATAAAGCTTCCTCCAAAGGTAGGTGGCTTTCATACTATAAAGGGAGGGACTATATGCAAGCATAAAACGCATTGTAAATATATGTACTTCCTTGATCATGCTCTTCAGGTTATAAATACCAAACCAGCTGGACATACTGCAGTGCTTATCTTTGGGTGGTCACCAGAACTTATTCTGTGGATATGCTCATTTCTTCCTGAAGAAGAAAGAATAATGAACCGCCCGCTTATAGATAAGATTGTTGCTATAGGGAACGGCCGTAATGATAAATCGTATTTTGTGTCTAAATATATTGAAGAAAAGATACGTTCATTAAGGCTAAGTATCACGAGTATTTCCGTAGTGGAAGAGACGCGTCTTATAGAGTTTATTTCGAACCCTAAAACAAGAGGAACAAGGGGTCCAGAATTGGATATCCTTGCAGCTCGGGTTAAAAATAGATGGGGTAAGGAAGCCCAGATTCAAGTTGATAATCATATTGAATCACCAAAGATATCGCTCATTATAAAACGTGAAGGGCCTTCAGAAAAGGATATGGAATGTTTAAAACAAATTCAAGAGGGAAGCTTCCAGAGAACACCGGAGACCGCGAGTTAATCCTTAACCTTCCACAAGCTGAGTTCATGGATAATGATTATCCATGTAACTGGTTTGTAGCTGGACGTGGTACAGGAAAGAGTACTTTAGGCGGTCTTGTAGCTGCTGATGGATTATGGAAAGGGCAGAATATCGTAGGATGTGCTCAGAACTTTAAGGCGCTTAAATCTGGGCTTATAGCCAGCACCCGAAAGATGCTTGATATGATGGGTACACAGTATGATTATAACAAGCAAGACTTCGAGATAACTATACGAGAAACCGGTGCTACATTTACCGGTATATCCGCTGCCAATAGTCCTGATTCTGGTAGAGGTTTCTCTCAAATTGAGCGTATAGTATTTGATGAAATAGCTTATACATCCGAAGATTTCTTTATCAGTACTCTCCCTATATGCCGTTGTAATAAGAATGGGGTACCTACTGTACCTAAGATATATGGGCTTACCTCTCCTAAAGGAGGTTCCAATTGGTTTAACCGTCATTTAAGAAAACCTGAAGTTATGAGGATGAGCCATATTGTTAGGGCTTCTATGCTCGACAATGTAAGGAACCTTGGTTATGATTATATTCAGACTATAACGGCAAACTTAGGATATGGGACCAATATATATAGACAGGAAGTATTAGGAGAGATTCTTGAAGTAGATCCTGTTGATGTATTAATACCTGCTGAAACTATCAATGCTGCTGTGTCAAATTCTTTCATAGAATCTAGAGGCACCCAAGTTGTGATAGGCGTAGACTTCGCACGGTTTGGTGATGATAATACCGTCATATGCGCTCGCTTAGGATATCAAGCAAGATTCATGAGCCTTAGTCACGCCAACACTGACGATATATATTCAGCTATAGTAAGTTTCGAAAACCTTTATGGAAAGGATAATATATCGGCGTATAACCTAGATGGTACTGGAGGTTATGCTTCAGGGGTGTATGACAGGCTTGTACAAGATAGATCTCGCAACAATGTGAGAGAACTTAACTTTGGGGCCAATCCTCCTTTATCTGAGGAGAGGTCTGTAGCCAATCTTAGAGCTTATATATTTAAGCGTCTTAAGAAGTGGATTTATGCTGGAGGAAGAATTCCAGATGAAGATACCGCTACAGAAATAAAGGCTATAAGATACTTTATAAACACCAAACAGCAATTTGCTATCATTCCTAAAGAGATTATCAAGAGAGATCTTCAAGGTGATAGTCCTGACCGTGCTGATGCTTTGGCGTTATCGTGCTATGATCCTAATCCTAGTGCTGAATTTATAAACGCAAATATCATAGAGACATTAACAAATCAAAAAGATCGTGCAAAGAGCCTTATGAACAAATTCAATAAAGCCTCGGCATGGTAAAGGAAACATCATGGAAAATGAATCATTAAGTACTGGATCTTCAGAGTTTGATAAACAATTATCAGCTATGACCGATCCTGAACTTCCCTCAAATATTACTGCCGAGGCTTTAACTCCCGAAGATAAGCAGGGTATCATTAAGCGCTTTAAGGAATTCGCTAAATCTTCGAACGATATGTTCAAGGAAGAAATAAAGCGTATCCGAGAAGAAAGAGAGTTCTACAGTGGCAAACAGTATGACGATGACGATAAGGCTCGTTACGGAGAAGGACGCTGTAAAGAAGTATTCAATATGCTCAAGAAATATGCGGCGGCTATAGTAAATCCTTATCAAGCTACTCCTTACAAGTGTAATCTTAAGCTTAAGGATAATGATCCTAAAGCTATGCGTCTTCAGAAGATATATCTAACTAAGATTCAGACTCTTGAGGACGAATTTACCGATCGTATATCCGAAGGCAGTATGAATGATACAGTAGTAACTGGTTATGGATACTGCTACGTCACCTTTGAATATGATGAAAATGGAGAAAAGCGAGCATCAGTTTATAATGTAGATGATTCTACTTCTGTAATTCCTGATCCGTTCTCTAAGCTTATAGATGGTTCTGATTCCGAGCAGATGGCTATAGTTGATTATATAAAGACATCTTCAGCTAAAGAATTATACGGCGAATCTGTAGTTATGGATATTAAACATCCTTCAGTTGGTGATTTTGGATCTTCATGGAATCCTCCTGATAATACTTTATCCTTAGTGACTTACTTTGAACTTAGAGACGGTCATGTAGAATTCTTCAAGCTTATTGGAGACGAAGTAGTTGATGCAGGTATTATTCAGTCAAGATGGATTCCTATTATAAAGATAGTAGGACAGAAATCTTGGAAAGAAGATAAGGTTATATATACAGGAATTGTAAATCCAGCCAGATCTTCTCAAAAGATGTTTAACGCCGGTCAGGTTAACCTCTTAGAACGTTTGGCTACGGCTCCTAAGAATACTATCTTTGCCAGTGCTGCAGCCGTAGAAGGATATGAGGATCTATACGCAACTAACCATAAGTCATTGAACAGCGTGCTCTTCTACAATGATCGTCCTGATGCGGCTGGGATACGCCCTGAAAAGCCTTCGTTTATGAATTCTATGGTTCAATTTCAAGATATGAGTTGGATTACAGAAAGCAGTATTAAATATATGGGGTATTCCATAGGCATGAGCCCTGAAGGATTGGCAACCCAAGGTAAGTATAATGAAACTGCAGAAGCCGCATTCCTTAAGACTAAGAATGCTGAGAATAATACTTCTCATTTCTATGACCATATGAGAGCTTCAATGAAGCAGCTATACCGAGTAATATTGGATATGCTTTGCATGCTTGATGGATTGGAAGCAGGATCCTTAGATAAAGTATTCGCTGTGGATGTTTATCAAGGTCCAGAATCTATAGCTCAGCGTGAAGAAGGACGAAGAAAGCTTCTGGCGTTATCTGCCCTTATTCCTAACGATCGTTCAGATGCCAAAATGCTCCTTGCTTATATGGTAAGCCAGACTGAAGATAATGAATATAGCTATGCCTTTAGCCAAGCATTATATTCTATGCTTCCTCCTGATACTCAAAAAGCTATAAAAGGAGATACCGAAGAGCAAGATAGCCCTGAGATTAAGGCTGTTAAACAACAGGCTTTAACTGTTATAAAGCAACTTCAACAACAGCTTCAACAGGTGCAGCAACAGTCGGTTCAGCAGATGCAAGAGAAAGATGCTACGATCCAATCTCTTTCGAATGATAACGCGAATCTTCAGATGCGCACTCAAGCCGATATTGTTAATACCAATACCAGGGTTCAAGGAGATATAGCTAAGACTGTTATAACCGCCAATGCAAATGACAATAAACAAGCTGCGGATATACAAACCAAGTTAGCTCTTCAAGCTCAGAAGGATTCAGCAAAGCTTACTCAGATCCAAGCTTCTGCAGCGGCTTCAGTGGCTGCGAATACAGCTACAGCTAAAACAAATGCGTATATAGAAGGTCTTAAGCAAGTGGAAAAGAATAATTCCAATATAGCTTCTATCACTGATCTTTTGACAAACGCTTCTTTGGTGTCTGCTCCTGGAGGAAACGTTCAAGAGTAATATCACAAATTATAAGAATTGCGAGACATGACTTAGTAAAATAAGTCATGTCTTGTTATTTTCCGAAAAATAGTATTAACATTAAAATAGATAGGGCGTGTTATATATACATCCGATTCTGCCGAACTAGGCGGTTTCCTAGATTGGAATGACTTTATGCCAAATTCCCCGTTTGATGACGTGTTATCTTCAATCACAGTTGAAAATGACAACGCTGCAGCCGCTGCTGCATCTCAGCCCCAACCAGCCGAAAATATTACGGCTGGCTCACCCATTCCAGAAGCTGCTGGAAACAAGCCAATCGCTTCCGAAGACAGTAAACTTCCTAAAGCATTACAGCCAGTAAAACCTGCTGATGTTAAGAAGGTTGTTGAAGATCCTTCGAAAGCTGCTACACCCCCTAAGGACAAGAGTTCTCTTTCTGAGATTGAAAAGGCTACTATTCATTCAGAAAGCAGTTGTCCAAAAGGGATGAAAAACATGCCGAAGAAATTCGCTTGCTTAAGCAATCTATAGAGGATTCTAGAAAGCCTCCAGAGAAGCCTAAAGTAAGAGAAGAATTCGCGACAGATGAAGAATACATTAATTATCTTGTGGATTCAAGAAACAAAGCTGGGCAAGAAGCGTTCCAAAAGGAATTGCTCAAGCAGAAAGAAGATTTGGAAAACCGTCGTAGGAATCTGGAAGAAGGGAAAGAAGCATTCAATGAAAATGCTGAAAAGCTCTTTAAAGATACAGAATCTCGGACAAATTTTTCTAAGCTTCTCCAAGAGAAGTTCTCGAATCCTATTCTTAAACAAATCTTCGATAAAGAAAATGTAACGCTCCCATATATCCAAAAGAGCTCTATGGGTCCTAAACTTCTGGAATATATCCTTACGGATCCGGAAGAACTAAAGCGTATCATTACTATCAAAGACAAAGAAGAAAAGATGATTGAGATCAAGGTGATAGAGCACGAGTTGCGTAGATCCTTGAACAGTTCTTCAGATGTTGCCGGCAAAGAAAATCCTTCCAAAGCCGCTCCGGTTATCCCGGTGTTAGGCAAATTGGGTAACGGGAGTGTAGCGAACAAACGTTCTCAAAAAGAAATGGATGACGAAGAAATATTATCCTGGTGGAGAAATAATTCTCGTTAATCCTTAACCATAAGGATATGTCATATGGCATTCGCAATCAATCAAACTACGCGCCTTTTCGCAGTGGGCGTAGCTGAAAACACTCCTTACTGCGGAAATTCGTCTGCTACCCTTGGAGACCAAGTGAAGGGTAAAAAGAATGGTACAACCTATAAGTTCTACTTTGCCGATCCTGGTGTATCCAGTTCTGGCACAGCAGTATCTGCGTCTGATTATCGTACCACTCAAGAAAATGAAGTGTCGCTTACTTTGGACAGTGAAAAGACAGTTGTGGATATTGCTGCTGTTGACAATCTTACAAAGATTGAAGATGTAGCAAAGACCGTCGTTCGTCCTCGTGCTGCTGGTCTTTCCAGTGGTATTGAAAAACGAGTGATTGCCGGAAATGCTCACAAATCTTCCTTATCCATTGTCACTACGGCTCTCACGGTTTCTGATCTTGGATGGGCTACTGCATCGCTGCAGAATGCTCGTGTAAATTCTGAAATCTCTGGCTTCATTAACGCCCTTGATCAACGTGTGGTGGCTATTTCCAATATGCAAAATACTTTTCAGGTTATTCCTGAAATCAGTAATGCTCTTTATAAGAAATTGGAAATTGGTAACTTCGGTAATGCTATGTGGTACAATACCCCGGCTATGCCAGTGATTACCACTGGTCTCGTTATCCCAGCATCTGGCGTAACCGTAGACGGTCTCGTGAACACAGACGGCGCTACTTCCATTGTGACCCAACAGGCTGCTGGAGTATTCCCTTCGGCTGGTACTATTAAGGCCGGAACTACCTTCAAGGTGGCTGGTGTTAATGCTACGGACTTGCTTGGTTTTGATACGAACGAGCAGTTTGTATTCACGGTTACAAGTGATGTTACCGTTGCAGCAGGGGCGCTTACGCTTACTCTTCCTGTTCTTCCTATGTTCTTCACTGGTGGTGGCAAGAATGTTTCTGCTGCTATCGCTGATGATGCTGTGATCTCAGGTGCTGGAATGGCTGCTGCTTCGTCTTATCGTCTTATCCAGATCCGTACCAAGGATTCCTTCGAATTCAATCAGTATGAATTCCCTGATATTCCTGGGTGTGTTTCCTCTTCTGAAGCCTTTGGCAATATGAAGATTAAAGGAACTGCTTCTGGTAATGCCGAGACGATGAATGCGTTCTACCGTTGGGATGTTCCGTTCATCGCAGGTATGAAGGATATTCGCCAAAGCCGCACTATCTACGTGAAGATTTAATAATCCTTTACGGCCTTGGTCTACACTGACCAAGGCCGTATTTTTCATCTTTCAGAGGTATATCTATGACAGTAAAAGATCTTATATACAGAGTGTACAACCGCTGTAGAGTTATCTGTGAAGGGGAAGATCTTTCCGGTCTTCAAGTAACAGAAGGCCTTAATAATTTAAACAATCTTGTTTATGCCCTTAATCTAGAAAATTTTTTAGCTTATGCTATATCTAAAGTTACCATTCCAGCTGCTTCAGTTCCTGATAAGCAGTTTACCATAGGCCCTACAGGATGTGACGTTACTCTTGAAAATGTTCCAGTGCTTATATCTAAGATATACGTTAGTTATTCTGGGAATAACACTGAACTTTACAATATTAAAGAAGAAGATATCTATGGAATGATGACAGATTCCATAGGAGTTCCAACTGTATTCAGTTACAACAAATCTTACGGCAAGGGTAATGTATGCCTAGATTGCCGTCCTAACCAGGATCTTTTAGTAGTTTATAATCGTCCTTTAAAACCTTACACACGCGACGATGATCTTGAAGTAAACGAAGAATATGAGCAATTGTTTGTGTATGGAACAGCTCTACGCTTAGGTGCTTCTTTGAACCTTCCAGATGAAATAGTAAAGTCTATATATACAGAATATACCAACATTGTTGATCTCATCAAGAAAAAGGTAAGCTACCAGAAGCGTATAGGATTTGGTTGTGTAGGAAAATCTCATTTGTATAATTACAATAACGCCCATAACCCTGTCCAATGGTAATATATGAGCACTTCAAAGATGATGAATTCTTTTATAGGAGGATCTGCTAAGGCTGAATTTTCTATGGTTTCTTCCGAGAAATCTACGAATATGTTTACCGAGCAGATTTCTCCTCCAGGGCAATCATACGCCCAATATGCTCTCAGAAGCCTCCAAGGGACATTATCTATGTCTGAATTTCCTTCCCTCAATGGGGTAGGATGCCGTGGGTTATATTGTGCTTCTACTGGCCCAGATTCTGATCCTGTGTTATACGGAGTTTTTGGAAGTATCTTATATCGTATTAAGAACGACTACAGTTATGTAAAAGTAACTGGGATATCATCCTCTAGTACTCGTATAAGTATGTGCGAATCAGGAGGGCCTTCCTCTCACTTATTGCTAGCAGATGGTTCTACGTTGTATGCCCTTCCTGTAAAATGTACTGATGCAGAGATTCCTTCAAAGATTACTACCATTGATCTTCCGACCAATCCTTATAATAACGACAGAGTAGTTCATCCTGATTTTGTAGTATACGTCAAAGGATATATTATAGTAAATGACAATGGAACCGACCAAATGTTCTTTACTGATCCTTTCGTAATCAACGGTGGAACAAGAGATCTTTATGATTATACTGTTGGAGCAGACGGAGCTTATACTCCAGTTTACGAAGAAGATGGGATTACTCCTAAGTATATAACTTTCTCTTCGTATAAGAGCGCTTTCCTCACTATGTTTCAGCAGTCACAATATTTTACCGCTGAAGCTTCTTCGGATAAGATAACAGCTTTGTTAGGTAATCAGACCATTATGTGGTCTTTCGGAAAGAATTCCATTCAAGCTTATCAAACCCAAGATGATGTAGATAATCCGTTTACTTCTGTAGGATTATGGAGTACCTCTATAGGTCTTAAAGCTCCTAATAGTATAGCTAAAATGGATAATACAGTATGCTTCATAGGAAATGGAGAAAATGGAGAGAATATAGTTTATTCAGGAAATTCTCCTAGCTCTTTATCAAGGATATCCGACGTATTTTCAGAAACTCAAATGGATGGTGTATATACTGAAGATGCAGTAGGATTTGCATATAGCCGTAATGGTCATGCCTTTTATGTCTTAACATTCCCAACTGCTGATTTTACTATATGCTATGATTTCACTACAAAGAAATGGCATAATAGAGCTTCTCGTGATGAGAAATTAAACATCAATCATTATTGGTGGCCATGTTTTGCCTGTCAAGCTTATGGTCAAACACACTTTGGTACCTTCGATAAGTCAAACTTAGTTGTATTAAAGGATAACAAGTATGAAGAATTCGATGGAAGGCCTATAGTTAAAGAGCGTATAGGACCAGTAGTATTTAATGATTCTCAAAGTTTCATAGTAGAAGATATTGAGCTATTATGGAATGTAGGAACCTCTCCAGTAGTTTCAGGCCAAGGAGCTAATCCTTCTATAATGTTATCCTTAAGCAAAGACGGAGGTAATACTTATGGTATCGAACGTTGGGCTAAAGGTGGTGTTATAGGAGCCTATAGTTATCGCACAAGATGGGGACAAGGCGGAATGACTAGGCTCTTAGTGGCAAAGATTTCTTGTTCAGATCCTGTTCCTCTATGTATAACTGGTTTAAAGATGCGTGTAACTCCATGTAAAGGATTTTAAATATGGCTTCATCTTCGTCTTCATCTTCAGGATCTTTGACTACAATATCAGAATCTTGGGGATCATCCTTAGATACTTTCAAACAGAATCTATCTGTAGTTCTCAAGGCTTTAGCTGGAAGATATGGGAAATATAAGACAGTTAATACTACTGTCCTTGAGCAAGGTAATCTTGTTTGTTATACTTGCACAGGAAGTGGTAAAGGTTCAGTTACTCTTCCAGAATCATCTTATCCTTATTATGCTTTGCTAAGTTGTGATGATGGGGTTTATCCTATATACGTGGCTATGAATGCAAAGACCTTAAGCATAGATGGAACTAAATATCCGTCTAGATGGGTATTAACTGGAAACTTTTTCAAATAAGACTATATACAATAGTATCGTGTCGGTTTTTTTTATTATTAATTAAAATTTTCGACACGATACTTTTGTTTTTCACAATTTTCAAGAGAGGCCAATATGATTGGTTCGGTTATAGGAGCTGGAGCCTCAGCTGTAACTTCTGGTTCTGCAGCCAGAAGGTCTGATGATGCTTCCCATTATGGAGCCGGAAAGGCTAAAGAGTATTTAGGAAAATCATCTGGACAGATAGATGAGACCAATCAAGAGCTTAATGATCTTTTATCACAGTATAGCGATACTATAGACCAGGCTACTGGTGGTCAAAGTACTGTAGATAAGCGTAATGAGATGATTAATGATTATAATGCAGATGATTATACTTACAAATCTTCTGATTTTGATTATGACAAGACTATAGAGGATTTCTACGATCCTGCTCAACAGATGAATGTAGACACCGCTATGAGAGGGATAAATTCTTCTCAAGCAAATGCCGGTGGTTTATTCTCTTCTGGAACTCTTAATAAGCTTCAGAGTAAAGCTGAGACTATGGCTACGAATGCCTACGATGAAGCTAGGAATGCTTATAATACTGATAAGTCCTTAGCCTCAAGTATATGGGGAACTACAGAAGGTAATAAGCAAGCTGAAACTACCAGTGCTGCAAATGCATATGATACTGGATACAACCAGGTTAATACTTTGGCTAATCAGTATGTAGATGAGCAAGGTAATATAGTTACTCAAGCTTCCAATAATGCCCAGAATAATCTTCAGAATAATCTTGATCTTAACAACAACTACGCTCAAATAGCGGCCTCTGATCCTGGGAAAGGATCTACAACTCTTCAACGTGTTTTAGATCCAGGTGGATTCATCTGGTAAAGGAGAATATATACTATGCCCTTAGGAACAGTTAATTATGCGAGACAACCAGACTATAACTGGGTTCAAGATATGGTTGCCAATAACAACCGTAGACAAGAAATTGAGACTCAGAATGGTCAAAGGTTTGCCGATAATCTTGGAAATGCCATAGAATCCGGAGTTAACGCGGATGCCGCTAAGAAGCGACTCGCTGTAGAAGATGCCAGAGCTCTTGAAGAAAAGAACTATAATCGTATGACTTCTGAAGAGAAGCTTAAATATGATAGAGATAGACAGCAACGTCAAGATGAT